TGGTAGGAACATATGATTATGATAGTAGGCCTTCAGATATCTATGCAAGACATAAGAACTGCACCTGCATCGTTACCACAAAAACAGAGCGGGGGACATATCAGGACGCATGGAGCCGGAAGGAATATGAAAGCCAGAGGGAAGCCAGAATTGCAAGGGCAGACGAGATTATAGAAGAAATAAAAAATAATAACAGTATTTCTGCTGAAGAGAGAATAAAAAGAATTATTGATATTCAATCAGCTGCAGCAAATCCATTCGGAAATACCACTTTGAATTATAATCCAAATGCAGTTTTTAAAGTTCAGATTGATGATTGGACGGCTACAGTTAATTCCAGTATCAATGATGCATGTAAATCAGTAATAGATTTAGCTCAAGATGGAAATGAGCATCTTATTTTAGTAGATACTTTTGATGGATCATGGGTATTTCAAGAAACAGGCGATGCAGTAAGTTGTGGCAGCCCTGATTTCTGGAAGTTTATAAAAAACGAAAACAATAAAGAAAAATCATTCTGTTTTGTCCATAGTCATTTGATACCTGGAGGATTTTCAGAAACTGACATGAGGACACTATTGGGAAATAATCCTGTAAACTCTTTTGTAGCAGCACAAATTGATGGAAAAACGTATGTGGTCTCAAAGGCTTCTACTCCTCACACACTAAATTTTGATAAATTGTATGAGAAAGAATTGACAAAATTGAATGTGGATTCAAAAAATGGTAAAATCAACTCAATCGAGAGAAACGTTAGAAGAGAGCAAATAATAGTTGATAGATTGATAGCAGATTTTACAAAAGGGGTGAAAGTGTTTGAATAATACCGATGATTGGGCTCCAGGACAGCTTAAAGAAGCACCCTTTTGGAGAAAAGGAATGACTCCGGAAGAGTATGAGAAAGAAAGAGAATATTTTTTAGATAACCTTGATAAATATCCGCTTGGAGGGTATGAACCGTTATGGAAACAGAAGGGGTTAGAAAAAGGATATTAATATGGCAAAGGATGATTATAATCGTATATCCATATTAGACAAATCTTGAAGAACTAAACAAGGATGCAAAATAAGTATTTCGCTATTGACGAATTCAATATTGATGGCGGCAAAGTTATTACGCTGGATAGGCTTTATGAATATTAAGATTCTCATAAGAAAGAGATAGTATTTAAATAATTGTTTTTACAACAGAAACAACAAAAAGAGCCGGAAGGCTCTTTTTTGATGGAGGGATGGATTTGGACAAAAATAGGACTGATAAAAGAATCGAAAAGCAAAATATAATGATATTTGAATATCTTTGTGCAGCGGTTGTCAGCCTGATCACGACCATCATAACACTTTGGTTAGCAGGAGCGTTATAAGGGATGTTGCAAGTGCTACTGCTATCGGAATAAGCACTGACTTGATCAGAAAGTGCCGTAATTCTATTAATGACAGTTTATAAGGGTGTAATCCCTGGTATGTTAAGTTCATGGTATGGCTATTAATAGACAAATACTCTTGAGATATGAGAAAATCTAATTGTTGCGATAATTCAAATGGATTTTTGGCATTTATATAATCGGGTTCGCGACTGGATCCGGTTACAACATAGATAGAATTAGGGTACGGCCCGGTCATGAAACCATATCTTCCGTTTTCAGTCAGGCGACGAAGTTCTTTTAAAACAAAACGAGTATCTGAGGTAAGCATTATATGATCCTCCTTTTTGGAGGAATTATAACACAGGCAGCCAAAGGCTGCTATTTTTATACCTATAAGGGAATTGAATATGGAAAAACGGATAGGCAGCCAGGAACCAACCATACATATTGCACTGCCATATTCGGTATCTGATGGTCAGGAGGCGATAGATCTTTATGAACTGACCGGGCGAAAAGCACTGGAATGGCAGAAGATTATTGTCAAGGATATCCTGGCACGGAATAAAAACGGGTTGTGGGCACACATACGATATGGATATGAGGTGCCAAGGCAGAATGGCAAAGGTGAGATCCTGGCTATCAGGGAACTATATGGTCTGGCAATAGGCGAACGAATATTACATACGGCGCATCTGGTCCAGACAGCACATAAGGCATTCGAAAGACTGCAAATGATGCTGGACAGCCTGGGGATCGGGTATAAATCCATCAAGGCAAAAGGACAGGAACTGATCGAGATCACAGACGGCGGAAGAGTGGAATTTCGGACAAGGACAGCTAAAGGCGGTCTGGGAGAGTCTTACGATCTGGTTATCATAGATGAGGCCCAGGAATACCAGACAGAGCATGAAACAGCCCTGCAGTATGTCATATCCGCATCGCAGAATCCGCAGCTGATCATGACGGGGACACCACCGACGCCGGTTTCTTCCGGAACCGTCTTCCGGGATTACAGGGATGATGTGATCGCGGGGATAAAGAAGGAATCCGGATGGGCGGAATGGTCTGTGGCTGAAATGTCAGATATCCACGACCGGGATCTGTGGTACCGTGTAAATCCGTCACTTGGAATCAGACTCTCGGAAAGGACTGTCGAGGGCGAGATCGGAGAAACGGATGCAAAGAAAATTGATTTTAATATCCAGCGACTTGGCCTGTGGATACGGGAGAACCAGCAGTCAGTGATTTCAAAAGGTGACTGGGATAGAACACTGGTGGACAAACTACCGGATCTTACAGGGAAGATGCATGTTGGGATTAAATATGCAAGAACAGGAGAATCGGTTTCAGTTGCGATAGCCATTAAAACAAAAGATGGAAGGATCTTTACGGAAGTCCAGAACAGAATCATGGTGAGAGATGGTATCGACTGGATCATGAATTTCCTGAAAAAAACGAAATCAAAGACAAATAAGGTAGTTGTGGACGGTGCAAACGGGCAAAAGATCATTGAGGATGCTATGAAGAAGCAGAAACTGAAAGGATGTATCCTTCCGAGGGTAGCAGATGTCATCAAAGCAAATGCCATGTTTGAAAAACTACTGTATGAAGGAAAAATTTGCCGGATGGAGCAGCCGTCATTAACACAGGTGGCCACAAACTGCCAGAAACGGACGATCGGCAACAATGGAGGCTTCGGATATCAGGCAATATACGACAATATGGACATATCGCTCATGGACAGCATGATATTAGCGATCTGGTCTGTTACAGAATTCCCGGATCCAAAACCACAGAAAGTGTTTTATTAGGAGGAGCCTAAGGGCTCTATTTTAATAAATAAAATACGTCACCGCACGGAAAAGCGGGGAAAGGAGACTATATGTCAGAGTTTACACCTATCAACACACAGGAAGAGTTTGATGCAGCGATTAAGGACCGGCTGGCAAGACAGGAAAATAAGATCAGAGGAGAATATGCTGATTACGAAGACCTGAAGAAACAGTCAGAATCCTGGGCAACAGAAAAACAATCCTATGAAAAGACCATCGCAGACAGTAAAACGGACTATGAGACCTTGAACAGTAAGCTTACAGAAGCGAACGGAAAAATCGCACAGTATGAAATGGACGCGCTGAAGACGAGGATCACAATCGAGGCCGGACTGCCGATGGAGCTGCGAGGCTATCTGAATGGTACCACAGAGGAAGAGATCAAGGCCAGTGCAGAACAATTGGGTAAATTCACAAAGGGTAGCCAGGCACAACCTCTGGCAGATCCGGAAGGCGATCCACAGAAGGATAAGTTTTCCGTTACAGGAAAAATAAACGAAGATAGGGCGATGAAGAAATTTGCAGAATCGCTCGAAAAGAACATTAATGGAGAATAAGGAGGAAAAAATAAATGTCAGCATCAGGCATTCCTACAAACAGATCTAATATTGAGCTTGATCCGGAAGTTTCCGCGATGATCATCCAGAAAGCGCAGGAACAGTCTGCGATCATGTCTCTTGCACAGAAAGTCACGCTCCCGGGACGCGGGTTGACCATTCCGGTCATCACATCCGATCCGGAAGCTGAGTGGGTAAGTGAAACAGGCACTAAGCCGGTGAAGAATCCGGGACTCAGCAAAAAGATCATGCAGGCGTATAAACTCGCAGTGATCGTTCCGTTTTCGGAGGAATTCAAACGCGATATGCCAGCGCTCACCCAGCAGATCATCAACAGGCTTCCGCTGGCCCTTGCAAAGAAGTTTGACCAGACGGTATTTCATGGTACTGCACCTGGATCCAACTTTGACACCTTTGCGGCTGTCCAGGCGCAGAGCCTCGGTGATGATCCGTATCAGGCACTGGTACAGGCCGATATGGATATCGCGCTTCATGACGGTATCCTGAATGGATTCGTTATTTCACCCGCAATGCGTGGTGCACTGCTGGGATCAACGGACACCACAGGCCGCCCGCTTTTTATTAATGGCGTAGCTGATGGCGCTGTCTCAATGTTGCTCGGGCATCGTGTCCATACAAGCAAAGCGGCATACCTTGCGGCGGAAGGCGCAAATCCGGCAGTGGTAGGATTCGCAGGTGACTGGACCCAGGCTCTGTATGGCATCGTAAACGGCATCAATCTGACGTATAGTGATCAGGCGACTCTGATTACAAAGGATCAGAGCAACAATGATGTTCAGATCAACCTGTGGCAGCAGAATATGTTCGCTGTCCGTGCGGAGTTTGAAGTCGGGTTCAGGGCTGATACCGAATGCTTCAATGCCTTCACGCAGGCAGCATCCGGAGCGACAGGAGCGACAGGTGCAACAAACGGCTGATAATAAGAGGGCCATTGTATGAAGATCTTGATTGCAGTACCGACATTCGAAAATATCTATCCGGATACTTATAAGGCCATATGGGATCTGGACAAAGGCGGACACGATGTTGTGTTTGAGTTTATCAGAGGCTATGACTGTGCTACAGCACGAAACCGGATCGCACAGAGAGGACTCGATATTGAGGCTGATTATGTGCTGATGATTGATAACGATGTGGTGCTGCCAAAGGATGCACTTTTAAATCTTCTGGATGATCAGAAGGATGTGTGCCTTGGGTATTACGCTCACCGGGATACGGACAATATCTACAGAGGCAGGACCTGTGTCTGCAAACTGCGAAAACCGGAAGGCGGGTATTATTTCAATTATCCGTTGGAATCGGAGTATACAGCAGTAGAACTGGCAGAGCTCCGCGAAAACGGAACGTTCAAGCTCCAGATTCATGGCGGAGGCATGGGTTGTGCGCTGATCAGCACGGAAGTATTCCGACAGATAAAATATCCCTGGTATGACTGGATCAATTACAACGATTCAAACAGGGGGATGCTTTCGGAGGATCTGTATTTCTGTGAGCAGTGCAAAGGCAGAAATATCAGGATTTACACAGATAGCCGTGTAGGTTGCGGGCATATGCTCAGGCATATACAATGGCCGGACTAAAGAAGGAGAAAGAAAATGGCAGAAGCATTTGCAACAGTACAGGATGTGACAGATCTGTTCCGTGCGCTGACGGCAGATGAACAGACCAGGACAGAGAATTTACTGCCTGTGGTAAGCGATATACTGCGTCAGTATGCGCATAAGGTCCATAAGGATCTCGATGACATGATAGAGGCAGATACATCCGGGGCACTTGCTTCCACAGCAAAGGCTGTAACGGTAAGTATCGTGGCCAGGACGCTGAACACGCCGGTGACCGGTGATATTGCTTCGCTTTCGCAGTATTCCCAGTCAGGACTTGGTTATACTGTCTCCGGGACATTTGCCTCCGGAGGCAGGACCATCTTTATCATGAAGTCGGAGCTTGCTGATCTGGGGCTCAGGCGGCAGAGATATGGCGCGATCGATTTCATGAAGGCTGGAGGTGACAAGCCATGCTGCATGGAATAACGGTACAGCTCGAGCAGAAAACAGAGATTGGCAGGGATGATTTCAACCGGCCGGTTTATTCTACGGGATACATCGATGTTGAGAATGTCCTTGTCGGCCGGCCGGATGCATCGGAGATCGTCGACACCTTAAACCTGACAGGGAAGAAGATTGAATATATCTTAGGCATTCCGAAGGGTGATACCCATGACTGGACAGACAGGAAAGTCCGGTTCTGGGGACAGGAGTTTCGTACGGTTGGATTTCCCGAAACAGGCATACAGGACCTGATCCCAATGGACTGGGGAATGAATGTAAAGGTGGAACGATATGGCTAAGAACAAAATAAGGCTCGAACTGAATTATACCGGCATTGGACAGTGTCTGAAAAGCGGAGAAATGAAAGCTGTAGTCGAGAGTGCAGCGTCACAAAAAGCATCCATGGCAGGAAATGATTACACATCCGAAGCTCATCTGTCCACACAAAGATGGCATGCAAATGTGTATCCGATCGGTTTGGACGGCTGGCGTGATCAGTTAGAGAACAACACATTATTAAAGGTGCTGAGATGATTGAAACTGTAATATTGGATT